GAGCAGGGTTGGTTTCCCTCTCATCTCAAAATCCAATGTGTTGGTGCAATTATGAAATTTGTACCATCTGTAAAAAATTCCTGCAAGGGGTGACCCCTGCATTCATAAAAACCAAATGATATTCATTAAATAAATGCAGGGCTCAACGCCCCCAACAACGGCCAGCTCCATAGCTGCGCCGCTCACTCCTGGTACTGGAGTGACTAAATGCTCTTATATTCAAGCCCAAGAGCAGGGTTATATGCGTAGAAATAAAAGGCGCGCTTTTATTACGCTGGGATAATCTCGTATCTGTATAGAATTGGACATCCCGTGAAGAAGAAGAGTGTGAAATCTTCGCCCACAGATTTCCACGATCGCACAGCGGCAGCTGATGCGAGCGGATCTGGAGTTTCTGCGGTGTCGACAATCTGTATTTGAACGTTGTTTGAATGCGCCCCATTAGCAAAGTCTCCTTGTGGGAGACGTGCTGGTGAGAAACGCACTCCGTTGTAGTACGGAGTCTCGACTTCGATGGTATCGTTGATACCGAGGTTGGTAGAGGCACTTCCGCCTGATGTGAACTGTGATGTTCCGAAAGTAAACCTCTTTGTCGCAGCTGCCGAATCCGTAAGGCTATACGAATTCTCTTGTATTCTATTGACAGCTGTGTACCCGAAGCGACAAACTGTGGGTTTTGAAGACACGTTGCCTGCAAACGAGTATTTAGTTCTTGTTGAGCCTCGCCATCCCGCATAGCAAGGTGAGAAGTAAGTAGCATAAGTTGGTATGACTATGTTACACGGACTTCCCGCTTCAACATCTAGTCCGTTTGGATCCCAACCATTCCAATATCCTAGTCCCTTATCCCGGATTTGAACAAGTTTGACGTTGTTTGGTCCGGTAGGTCCTGTAATTATGTCTGTTCTGTGCAGCACATACCTACGGTTGAGTTCGCGGATAGATTTAGGTGCTTCCCCAAAGAAGACGTTCATTGTCTGATCTGCGACCATTGCTGGTGACGCAATCGGCTTGATAGGATCTGGGTTTGTAGGAGCATCAGTAGCCCCTTCAGAAGTACCAGCGATTGCAGCAGCGTCTGCAATTCCTGATTGTGGAGTGTATTTTAGCTCCGCCACAGGTGGGGGAAAGATACTAAGCGCTTTCATTGATGTTGGACTTGGTTCACCAAATTTAATGTCGTCACACGCCGATACGAATACATTAAATTGAATAGGAGTATCTGTAGCCGGGGCTACAAGATTATTCACAACATTGACCTCAAGAACGCCGTTGTACCTGGCGCTAGAGTCTAGAGGTAATCGCGTAGTAGTACTATAAAGTTCAGGCGTTAGCGCAATAGACGATGTGTTAAGGAAAGGGAGTGATTGTCCCCACCCAACACAAATCTCAAAGTCATCACATTCCGCAATGTCAATGACTCGGCTATACACGGTGTTATATTGCACGTCAGCACCGTGTGCTCGTGGATCCCATCGAATCAGAAGTTTGCCCTTGTGAAAAGCTGACTTCACGATCTGGAATCGGTATTTGATAGATCCTTGCCACTGGCCAAAAGGCACTGCCATATAGGACATGGGTGTAGGGTGTAGTTCTTCGCCCTCAACTCGGTAGAGATTGGGTGTCACCCGGCAGTTCCATAGCATAGTGTCCGGACCTTCCTGAGAATTCATAGTAAATGATGTTAGATACGATTCGCGCTGGCAAAAGCGAACAATATCCATTTGGTCCTCTCCATCTAATCCTACAGTGCGTGAGTCAATCGTCAACTCTTGTTTGGAGTCTAGGGATAACTTCATCACTGCGTCCGCTGCGTCGGTATTTGCGAGATTACCGGCAGGGAGAGGTTTTTGTTGCACAATATCTGTAACGATAGGAGGTCTTGAATACCCCCAGTGAGCGGCAAGGTCTCCGACACCCTTCGCCACCATTTCTGTCGCCCTTGCGTATGGAGCGATAGTAGGTACAGATTTTAATGCCCCCGCTGCTTGTGCAATTGCGGAGGCTGGAGCGGAAATGATTCCCTTTCCATATTCATCGCCTGAGTTAAGTCTGCCTGACTGAGGTGTATAGTTGGCAGCTGTAAGTGCATTCTCTGAAGTTGGCATGGTTAGCACAACATCTGAGGCCCAGACGTAGATGGTGACAGTTACTGGATCATCGCCACCATTAGCATGTTGTAGATTACCGAAGGACTTGATGGTGATCTCGCCCATATCGTTTCTACTAGTGGAACTGAGAGACAGGTAATTTTCATGCCAAAAGAAAGGGAGGTCCAACTGTCCTCCTGAATTTGTGGTTGGGTTCAGGAAGAAGTGAGGTTTCTGCGAAGCTTGTACGAGATCAGCCTGCAGAAAGTTACGTTGAACCGTTACTTCGTCAAA